TATTACATCTCATCTAAATTTTTGTTCGGTACGCAGGTTGTATTTGACGAGTTAGTTTGTGCAGCATACTAGTAAATAAAGGGAGGGCTTCGGTTCTCCCTATTTTTAAATATTAAATTTAGATAAAATGAGTTTATCAGGAGGAATTGCACTAACATGTGCAGATTATAACAGAAGAGGCGGTGGCAAAGGTCACGTTTGGATAACAGACGTTACCAATATCACTTCTTTCACTGCTGGTTCAAGTCATGATTTTAATGCTGTAGTCGTTGCTTCAGGTACTTTTTACAAGTATCAGTACGAAGATTTTACTTTAGCCCTTACGAGTGAGGGGTCGAAAGAGAACGGGAGCACAGTTATAACCCATTCCATTGAGTTTACTATTCCTAAAATGAAAAAGGAAAAGGCAGCTAAACTTCAGGAGTTGGTGACGCTATGTCGGGCAGTAGTCGTTTTTGAGGATATGAACGATTCTTATTGGGTGCTAGGCTGGGATTCCATTTTGGAGGAGCAGGCAGCACTTACAATGACAGTCGATCAGGTCATCGGAGCGGGTTTGCAAGACAGCAATCATTACGTGATCAAGGGAACTTCAGTTTCAGCCGAATTGCTACGTGAGTATGCTGGCGATGTGACCGATGCAACCGATTTCGAACAGTAGAGATTAATTAGCTTAAAAGGGGTCTTTGCCCTTTTTAGGCTTTTTTTATATAGATCATGGCAACGAGAGGAAAAAAACGTATTAATGCAGTCGGTCTGGCAGTACAACAACCCAAGATACCTGTAGAAAGTGATAAGAGAAAAGACTTCAGAGGGGAGTGGGTACAATTCTTTAAAGATGATAGCAACACATTCCCTAATGACTGTGCAAAGAGGGCTAAGAGGTCAAGCACCCACAACGCCTTAATAGAATCAAAGGTAGGATATATATCAGGTGAGGGCTTTACGGCACGCAGAGGCTCTGAAATCATTGAATTAAGCAAAGAAAAGAACCTATCTGACTATATAGATAGTGTAAACAATCATGAGGAGAGCCTTATCGATGTATACACCAAATGTGCTAGGGATCTGGTCACTACGGGAAACTTTGCCGTTGAGGTGGTAAGGAGTGGCGGTCAGCAGTTCATCTTCCATAAAGATATAACTACGGTGAGGCTTGAAAAGGCTGATGCCGATAACAGAATCAACAACGTATATATCTCTCCCGATTGGTCGATGATAAAGAAGAATGCTAGGGCAGGGCAAGAGGAGAAGATAACGGTAGTGCCAGCATATAGGTATGGCACAAAAGAAGATAACAGTATCTATTACTGCAAGTCTTATACACCTGAACATTTTTACTATGGCACGCCTGACTTCATAGGTGCTAACCTTTGGATAGACATAGAATACAGAATACCTAAGTATAATTTAGATAAATTCGACAACCACTTCGCAGTCGGTGCTATCGTTGACCTGTTCGGCACTGAGCCACCATCGGGATATACGGCTCAAGAATATGTCGACGAGATCGTTAATAAATTTACGGGCGAGGGCAACAACAATAAAGTATTGTTTCAGATGTTGGATTCTCAGGAGCAGAAGTCAAGCGTTCAGATTCTTGATAACATCAGGGAGGGTGACTTTGAGAAATTGCATAACCTTGCCGTTCAGAACATCATAACGGCACATAGGTTTACTCCTAGTCTTGCAGGCATATCAACGGCAGGGAAGCTTGGAAGCACCCAACAAGTGCAAAGCGAGTTCGAGATAATCAACAACACCGTTATCCGACCATATAAAAACAAATTACTGAGGGTATTCAATACCTTAATTAAAGAGGCAGGCTTTGATGTGAAATTAGATGTTCATACCTCATCGCCTGTAAGCGTTACTTCACTTATTCAACCCTCTGAGGTGATGACAATAAATGAGCAAAGACAATTATTAGGTCTAGAACCTATTGAGGGAAAAGACGTATTACAAACTAAACAAACTCAACAATAATGGCACAAGTAGGAATAACAGGAAATGCAGCTTATAAAGACCAGATAGCGACTTCAGCAAGTGCAGCGACAACGGCAAACTTCAGTCTTACCGATAACATCTCAACATTTACTCATGTCGCTGTGCAAGTGGTATGGAGTGGATTAGATGCTACCGATGGCGTTATTAAAACACAATGGAGTATTGATGGCACGAACTGGGAAGACTCACAAAGTTATACTTTAGGAACGGCATCAGGGAGTGAGATACTATCTGATGATGGCTTTACGGCACATATGTTCAGGGTAAGCTATAATAAAGGAACGAATACGGCAGGAACACTAAACGTTTTCGCAAACGCTAAAGACTAATGGCTGAGGGTAAATTCATGACGGCAGGGCAAGTGAGGTCAGAGGTAATACCTAATGAAGACTTCGATGAGGCATTAATTAACAATAAGATATTAATGGTTCAAAGGAAGTATCTTAGGGATTTACTCCATGAGGACTTTTATATAGAGTTATATACCCAGAATGATGCATCGCCAAGCACCCTGACGAGTGATAACACTACATTAATGGATGATTACATCAAGCCCATGTTAGCGCATTATGTCGTTTATGAGTGTTTCCCTATCATTAGAAACAACATCACAAGTTCAGGCATAGTAACCCTTGACCAAGAATTTACGAACCCATCAAGCAGGGAGGACTATGCATCATTGAGGAATCAGATATTAGCCCATGCCGATGATCTGAGGGCAGAATTGATTCATTATATCAAAAAACAACAAGAAGATGATAGTAGCAAATATCCTCTTTATGATAGGAAAGACAACTATCAGGCTAAATATGGATTTATAACTTATTGAATTATGACATTGGAAGATATAACATATGGTGTAGGAGTTGCTGGTGCGACAACGGTAGAGGTTTTGGAATATGTAGACATCTCAGTTTTGAATAGTTATATATATATGGCGGTATTGGTGGTTACATTAATGATAGGACTTAAGAAATTAATTAAAAAAGATAAAAAAGAATAGTTATGGCAATTACCATTAAAAATTTACATAAGGATTTACCTGAAGATCAGCTGCACGAAGCTAAGGGCTTCACAACGGCATCGAACAACTCTTATCTCAAGAAGAACAATGATGGCGAGAGTGAATGGTCGCAATCGATACATTTATCAAAATCAGCTTTGTCGCAAGACCCTACCCCGTTAGAGATGTTAAAACTTGAAGTTACTGATGATGGTGTTGATATGGCTGCTGGTCATGGCCCTGCAATTACCTTTTATGTCGGTGAAACAGGTGGTAGTGATTGGGGTGGTACGATAGGGGTTGTTAGAGAAATAGAAAGTGATGCTGATTCTGCTTCGGCAATGGTATTCCATACTGCTATTGATGATACTTATCCAGCAGAGAGAATGCGAATCTCTAGTGTTGGAGATGTCACGATAACAGGAGGACTAACATTAGGAACTGATTTAAGTGTTGCCAATGGTGGCACGGGAGCAAGCACCTTTACTGATGGCGGTGTTTTACTTGGAAGTGGAACAGGATCAGTAACAGCGATGGCAGCACTTGCTGATGGTGAGATGATTGTCGGTGATGGTAGTACAGACCCCGTTGCTGAAAGTGGTTCAACATTAAGAACGAGTATCGGGGTTAGCAGGGCAGAGAGTTTCGTACTATCAGCATCTGATGAAACTACAGCCTTAACAACGGGAACGGCAAAGATGACTTTTAGGATGCCTTATGCTTTCACTATTACCGATGCGAGGGCAAGCGTAACGACTGCACCTGTGGGGAGTGTACTTACTGTTGATATCAACGATGGTGGTACAACAATCTTGAGTACTAAAATTACTATCGATGCAGGCGAGAAGACAAGCACTACGGCAGCTACGGCAAAAGTTATTAGCGATACGGCACTAGCCGATGATGCTGAGGTTACTGTTGACATTGATGCTATAGGAAGTTCTACGGCAGGGGCAGGTCTTAAAGTTACATTAATAGGATATCAAACTACACCAGCATAATGGGAATTATAATTAATCCATATCAGGTACAGGCAGCAGTAAGTGCTTTTGACAATACTAAATCTGTTAATTTTGATGGGGTTAATGATTATGTGAATTTAGGAGGTAATCCAATTGATTTAACAAATGATTTCTCTGTCAATGTTTGGATAAATAAAGTTGATAATTCAGGAGGCGATGATGATAGAATTTATGCACAAATTGAAGATGCTGATAATCATTTTCAATTAATAACAGATAACGCCACGCAGAAGTTTGCCGTACTTTTTGAGGTTAATAATGTTGTTAAAATCAATCAATTAACTTATGGAGCAATTACTTTTGATGCTTGGACTTGTTTAAGTTTTACGTGGGATGGCACTAACGGAAAATTTTATAAAAATGGAGCAGAAATTACTACAGATGGTAGTACATCCATTGGTGCAGGAAGCACTTTTCAAACTAATATTGGACGAAGACCTGATGGTCATAGTTCTACCTATTATCAAGGTTTAATTGATGAAGTTTCAATATACGGTTCTGCCCTTACATCAGGTAACATAACGACAATTTACAATGGAGGTGTTCCTGCCGACTTAACAGACCTCTCTCCAACGGCATGGTGGCGCATGGGCGATGG